TTTGGCATGAGCCTTGAGACTGCCAGCTACGTTGATGTTGGCATCGTTTTTAACATTGATGGTGGTTTTGCCGGCAACTTCGATTTCTAGTACATCGTTGGCTCGTATGCGCGTGGCATTGTCCACGGTTACATCATAGTCGCCCTTGATGTAGACTCGATTGTTGCGAATAAACACCCCGTAGTAATCGCCCTTGACTCGTTGTGCCCAGGTGCCGTTTTGGTCAATTTCTACAAAGGTTCCGGCGCGATGATAGATGTGTAGTCGCTGACGTTCTGGCGTATCATCCATTTCTATGACATGGCCACTTTCACTTTCAATGACATGGTTGTGCGGATATTGTGCACAGTATGCCGAATCTGGTTCATCCCAGCTACCACCATTGGCTTTGTTTATGCCTAGACTGCGGTCTCGATTCTTGGATTCAACTATGGTGCCTTCGGTATCGCCCGTGGCCAGTTTATTGGTGTCGGGTCTGTCAGTATAATCACACTTGGGATACACACTGTTGGGATCTGAAAAAGCCGGTGGGTTGCCCAGACGTGGATCGTTCAGACTTTCTGTGGGCGGTGTGGTCTGTGGATCAGGCTGCGCAGTATTGGGTTTGACATCATTGGGAGGTGTGCCTCCGGGTTGACCCAGCAGTTCGGCTACGCGTACACCACCAGGGCTAGCACCCACGGTATAGTTGGGTGAATAACCATTGACTATGGACAGAATTTTTCTTCCCTGTTCATACTTACGCACATCTCCACCGCCCGCCACCATGCTGGTGACCAGCAGGTCGGCATTGGCCTGCGATGTCGGCGGATAACTTACTCCGGTGAGCCGCATGGCTGTACCAGATTGTATGCTGAGTTTCATAAAGGCTGCAGTAGCCTGGGCTGCGTTTTCGGGGTCCAGCAACAGATCAGGATTGTTGACGTATCTTTCATCGCCATAGGCAATCTGACTTAGACGGCTGTATAAACTCTTGCCAGTAAATTGTATGAAGCCACGCCCACGATACTTGAATCCGTCACCAACTGCAAAGTGTTTGAAGCCTTCGGGCTTGCTTCGATCTGCACAGGTCAGACCATACATGAGATCAAAAAATCGTATGTCGTCTTTTCTAATCTCGTTTTCCCACTCTTCTGGAGTATGTTTACTTAATCTCAGACCACCAAAAATGACTTTCAGACTAGCATAGGGTGTGCCTCGATAACTGAATTCAGCTATGGTTTTGCCGCCGGCTTCTTTGAGCGCATTGGCAATCACGGAAGCCACGAAATAATGATTGGTTATGCCCTGCTTTTTACAGGCTAAAACTATTCTTTCCAGATTCTCTTGAATCTTTTGATTGGTAGGAGCAGGTTTGGCTGGAACCGCAGTACCCTGATCAGTACGCACAGGATTACCACTACCATCGTTCACTACATTGCCACCACCATCACGCAGTACATTGGAACTATTGTTTGCGGTGTTGGTTTCTTGAGTGGCACACCCTGTGGTTTTGTCGGGCAGACCTCCCATGGTGCCCATGATCATGGGCTGTTGTTTGTCTTTACCATCCAGGAAAAAACCTACGACCCAGCTGCCTTCCAAGGGTCCTACAGGTGCGCTGCCCTTGCCGCTGATGCCAGCGCTGTTGATGTTCTGCATGGGTATGGCCCAGGGCAGATCTGCGGTGGGCAGGGTATCCTTGTTATCAATATGATAGCCCAGAATGCGTACACGGCAACGACCTATTTTTTCTGGGTCGTTGCGATCTTCAACTACACCAATCCACCAATAAAATCCGTCACGACCAAAAATATTATCATTCATGTTTTTTCCTTGCGATACGAGTCTTTTACAACTTCCATGATCATCATGTGTTTAATCAATGTTATTTTATGCCGTATGGCAGTCACCAGATAAAATCCACTGAACAACGGATCTTCACCAGTCTTGGCTTTATCGCTCTGATCCTTGGGCTGTGCATCTGGATAGGTTATGTAGACTATGCTGCCAACCTCAGCATCGGTGCGACCTGGTACGGTGATCACCATCTTGAAATTGCCCAGCTCATTCAAAGTACTGATTCTGCGGGGCAGAGTTTTATCTATGATATCATTGGCATTGGTTTCTGCGTCATTGAATAATTTTGCGTGTTTGGGATAAAACTGCGTTAAACTACTAGGGCCGCGTAATGTAGTGCTGTTGAATGGAGCCAGTGCTCCAGACTTGGAAATGTCTTCTAGATGTTTATATTCACCATAGCTGGCAACGTGATCGTAATCAATTATCTCATATTTTTTAGATATAACGTCCAGGGTAACCAGACGATTGGCATAATAACCATTGTTGGTATTTTTAAAGGCATTGAAGGTTTCAACAATCTCTAACTCTTCAATCTTTCTATATTCCTTTTCCACGTCTTTTACATAGTTGCCCTGCTGATCCGCAGAAAGGTTGTTGGGTACGTAGTTATATTCATAGTATATGGACTTATCATTTACTGCCATTTCAATTATGCGTTCAATGTTGGCGAAATAAAATGCCTGGGTTGTTTCATAGAACAAGTATGCCGGCGATTTCAATCCCTGCGGCAAGGATCGACTGGCCAACCAGTTGATGCAGTGTGTGGCATGCCAACCCGGACTGGTAAACGATATTTCATTGTCGGCTTCACCAACAACGATCAATGGCGTAAAATCTTCTTCGTTGCCGCCCACGCGTGGCACTGCCAGCCGCTCTTTGTAGATGTCCTGCACAATCTTGGACACCGGACCCTTGTAGTGGGAGTACACTGGCACCAGCATGTCAATGAACAATTCAATGCTGCAAAAGTGCAGCAGATAACTTTGTGTTCCAGTATCCTTGAGCACCATGCGATCCGTGATGCTGTAGACTTTGAAGGTCTTGTAAATTATCTGTGGCAGGCCAGGTGTGACAATTTTCAATTTAATGTATTCATTGCCAACAATGGGAAACCTGCTGGCAAAATTACCGGCATCGATCAACATAATGTTGCCATACAAACCATTTTTAAACATGTCTTCAAAAATGTTGATTTCTGCTATGAGCTGTCGAATATCAAGCTGCTCGTTGTTGTCTTTGACAATAATAGCTTCTTCAACTTTTACATCACCAGCGGTTTGAACGCCATCCTTATTATCGTTGGCCATTTATACTTCCAGTAAAACTATTGACAAAGGTTGGCAAAAATTGTGGTTTGATAACACTGATGCGCCGTTTGGCTTCATTGATCTCTTCTTCATATTGAAAATAACTTATGGGGTACTTGGTTCCAGCATAGCTGCTATGCACCACATCGCCATCATCGTTGATGTAGTGTTTTGTTTCATCGACATTTTCAATGTCGTATTTACGTCGTATAAAGGTTCTAAGATCGGGATTGCTTAATGGCCAATCAAATCTGGGATCAATTATTTCGTTGGTCAGCAGTATGACCCAATGATAATAACTTTCATTGTAGAATTTATCGGCTACAATTTCCGGTGTTTCTCCATCCAGGATATCATAGTCGTCATAGAAGGTACTGGTTAGTAAATTTTCATCAAAAACTCGTACGCGTCTAAAGATATCGGTCATGGAAAATGTAGTTTTACCACCGTCCAGACTATAGTTTACTGCTGGAAATGATTTAAAATACATATTAATATCCCTTGTTTATGCGTTCTTTGGTCAAAGTTTCCAATTCAACGAATCTAAGTTTCATGTTGACTTCAGCAGGATAACTTGTTATGTTTTTCTTTGGATTTGACCCATCCAATCCTTTGGCTGGTACCAGACTGGCGAACTGCTGACCACCGTAGTCCACTGTCATGTTTTGCAGCACACAGGTGCTGATTCGGTGCACAGTATGGTTCATATCTCCGCTGAAATAATATTCTATGTTGAAGGTGCTGGGATAGATGTAGAACAAACCGCCGCCAGCCAATTCTGGATGCATGTGAAATTTAAATTCTTCGATAATCTCCCAGACATTTCTAGATTCTTGCAAAGATCGAGGAACAAATTTATAATTAAAATCAAAGGTACGAGGGTCCACACTTTTAAATACCTGTTCGCGGAAAGGGTTCATGGCTGTGCCTGTACCTATGCTGGCCAGAGCTTTTATATCCAGATCCGTGGCACCTATGGCATTGGTTATGCCGGCGGGAATCTGAGCCACGTTGAGCAACATAGCGCGCATGGCTTCGCCGCCGGCTTCCTTGTAGCCGCTGTCCACTGCTGACGAACCACCGGCTATAAATCCAGCCAGGCTGCCCATGTCCTGTTGTTGATAATTCACACCATAGGATACACTGGGCCGTTCCTGTACTGCCAACATAATGGCAGTGCTGGTACGAAATGTCTTGTCGGGCTCAAAATAATTGGCTGCTACTGCGCCAGCTGTACCTCCAGCAATTAGACCACCCAAGGTGCCAAGAGCACGCACAGAACTGGGAACATTTTTAGCAAACAATCCAGTTAGTTTACTGGTGGCACTGGCACCCATTTTAGCTCCTGCAGCCACAGCACCTACGGTCAATATTCCATTGGTGGCTTCGCCCACACGTTTGGGATCCATGCGTTGTTCAGCGCCGGTCTGAATTTCTACGGTTTTATAGTCTTTTTTAAATTTACTCTTGCCACGAACATTGATGTAGAATACCAAAAAGTGCTGCAGATCCGGGCCAGCGTTTGCGTCTCCGGTTTTTTCTGGATAGACATGTTGTTTAACATTGTATTTAAACAGTTGACCTTCGGGTGTGCGCACCACACCACCCTGGGCATTGAACTCGGTTGCATTGGCTCGGTCAGCACTAAAAATACCATTCTTAGAACCGCCTTGAGCGTTGGTATCAGCCATAAATAGTTTTACTCCGTGTTTTTATATTTCTATGTACACTCGCCAGACCTACAAAGGACGTTATCGCATCATCAATGCCAAGAAGTACATTGGCGATCCCACACAGATTGTTTATCGCAGTCTGTGGGAATTGAAGTTCATGAAATGGTGCGACAACAATTCCGCTGTGCTGGAATGGGGTAGCGAAGAGATCATTATACCTTATTTATCGCCCGTAGACCAAAGAATACACAGATATTTCGTGGATTTCTATGTCAAGATACGCAACCGAGATGGCAATGAACAACGCTATCTCATAGAAATCAAACCAGCCAAGTTTGTGCAGCAGCCCAAAAAGCCAGCGCGCATCACTCCACGTTTCATCGAAGAAGTTCGTACCTGGGGCGTGAATCAAAGCAAGTGGAAGTCGGCTACGGAATACTGCGAGAATCGGGGCTGGCAGTTCATGATACTTACGGAAAACGATTTGAATCTTGATAAATAATATCATGGCAACC